TGTAGAGTTTATTGTAGGGAGCTTGAAAGACGAACCGAATATCTAATTCGGGATTTTGTTTCTTCACTGCTTTCATCTTGCGTCTGTCCTGTTCGGTCAGTTCGCCCTTGGTCTCTAGATAGACACCATTCGGTAAAAGAAAGTCGGGTGTGTAGTTGCATTGAAGAACGTAAGGAACTTTAGTTGATTCGTATTCAAAGGTAACTCCCAAAGTGGAGAGCAAGTCGGCTACCTGCTCTTCCAATTTGGAGCGGAACTTCATGTGTTTCTTAGTGGTGAATCAGGTACGATGTATACCTCGTAATAGTCATCGAACTCTCAGAAGTCATCAAGCTCTGCAGTAGAGGGTGTTGCAATCACGTTAGGTTCAGAAGCTTTGAAGCCCTTCGTTTGACCGAAGAGAGCCGCAACCTCAGTCTCTCCAAGGTCGCCAGTATCAACTCCTGCACCACCGTTGATGGTAACAAGTTGGATTCCGACAAGCTTGAGACTTGTGCCATAGGTGACACCATCACGGAGGATGTAAGGCTTCTGGCGGAAGGCAAGTTTGACCGTAGATCCGCTGTAGATAGGCGTGTTGGCGTCAGTAACAGGAGTCCCTTCTGTGTCAACGACAGGCGGGCGTGTCTCCTCATTCCAACTGAACTTAACTTTATACTTTCCATCAGACACCTCCTCCCAAGGTTCAGGTTTGAGAGTGGAACGCTTAGGGTTCTTGAGTTTCGACTCAGCCCATTTGATTGAGTCATTGCGGTCATCTTCAAGACGTTCAATCAGCGGCTGATCGACAATAGCAGACAACGAGTAGCCAAACTTACTTGGCTTCAAAATTGCCTGATAGCCCTCCAACAGGACGGGCTCTTGAGTGACGTGAATTTGGTTTGCCATTAACAAAAGAAATAGGTGGATTCAATCACGGATTCCGGTTCAAGGTCTCCAATGATCGGTGGGTCAGTCTCTGCTCCAATCTGTGAAGCAAAGTCATTTAGGTAATCATGCTCAGCAAACAGGTGCATGTAGGTCTCCCTAACTACAGCTGAAAGCTGAGACATATCTGTAGCACGACACAATACTGAATCATGTATCAGTGCAATGGGTGCGTTGAATCTAGTAGCAGCAAGATGAAGCAAACTTGCATCAAGACTATGGATAAGGTTAGGAGCAGTAGTGTTCTTGTGCTTCTGCCTATCTACCTTATCGTCGTCATCGTATGCTACTTCAAGCTCACACCTACCAAGCAATTGTAATTTGAGAGTTGTAGTAAGGCGTTTCATCAGCTTTTGATGTACGACAAACCCTGATGGTGTTACCCATTCAAGGTATTCCTTGCCATTGTCAATAGCTTTAGCTACTTCTGACTCAATCCACGACATAACTGCCATAGGACCTGGCACTACATCATTCATTGTGTCTCTGACTGCCTTAACAGTCTTGGTAAGGTCATCCTTATCAATTACGACACCCTTCTCTAACAAGGCTTCACGAATGTAGCCACGATTAGAGTGAGGTTTAGCATTGTAAGGAACAGTCATAACGACACGCTTTACTACCTTTCTATCCATATATGGTTGGATAGAAGTAGGACAGTAAGGCTTAGCAGCTTCTGCCACGACCTTGTAAGCATCTTGTGGACGGTCACTAGGTAAGACATTAACTAACTTAGCTGTGTTCTTGTCACGAGCTAATCCAGCCAATACTTGAAGACCACTACATGTTGCATCAGTGGCTACAGGTAGTTGTGTGAAGCTACGATCAGCAGCAATGACACAATGATAGTACTCATCACATGCTGCTAAGAATTGCCAAGGTTCCTCAGCATTCTCCCAATCAGGAAGACACCCAATAGGATCGTTAGCTATACGCTCGATGAGTGTGAAGTTATCACGTGTCCACTCAAGTCGCTCAGTCATTGGAGACTTATCAAGTCCATACTGAGTAGCAACATGAAAGGCTAACCATTCCTCAGCTTCAGGTGTCATAAATGCACCATCAGCAAACCTCAACAAACTTTTTCCAAAGTCTGTATCTTGAGGTGTAAGAAATGCAGGGATTGGATACACACGACCACGATAGTCAAAGCTATGTGGTATGAAGAACCTCTCCCTATCTTCAAACTTACGCACTGCGTCCATGGTCATCCTTGTACGGCATGACTTCTTGAACTCTTGTGCGTTCTTGTTCATTACCTCTGCAGCTGCACGTCTATAAGCTAGTCGTGACTCTCTGTTGTCTGCAATGTCAACAGGCTTAGGAGGTAATTCGTGGTTAACAATAGGGAGAAACTTACCTACCTGCCGTTCCAATCTATCTAGGTCTTTAGCAACCCTTACCACGAAAGGGTTTAGTTGGTAGGCTACCTTCTGAAT